CGAACGCCCGCGCGACCAGACCGCCGTGCTCACATCGTTATACTTATAGGCAATCTTGGAGTTGCCTGCCTTGAAGTAGTCATACTGGGCCTGGCTGTTCTGTTCGTACTGGTTCGCATAGCTGCGGGTACCCTGGATTTCAAACTCCGCCAGGAGCCACAGATAATCCGTTGTCGCGGTGACCGCTGCGGCCGTGTTAGAGGCGTTGCCGGTGTTGTCCGTGTACTTTGTTACGGATTTCATTACGGCCCTCAAATCGGCCGGAAGCGCCGCAAGAAGGGTGTTTGCCTTCGGGCTGCTGGGGGAGCTGTCTGCGCCAAGAACAGTCTTTCTCATGTGGCAGGAAGCCCAGCCGCCGCTATTCGTATTCGAGGTGTTCATGGTGAATGCGCCGCTGGTGGTAGTCTGGTTGCCGTAGCTGCTATCAGTAAGGCCGACCATTTTGCCGCTCTTTTTGCCAATGAGGAAATGGATGCGGCCGGTTCCTTCCTTCGCGCTGTTGTGGTTGAAGCCCGAGATAAAGGCATCAATAGACAGGTTCGAGAAGGTCGTGGCGCCGACCTTGCCGTTGATGGTGATGGTCTTCGTATCACCGACCGCCCAATAGTTCGCGCCCTGGTTCGCATCGGAGACCTTCTTGATGGTGGCCCAGGAGTTGCTATTGAGGGTTTTGCTGACGTAGGAGAGAGCCAGCGTATAGCCCTGATAGGCGGTCGCGTTGACGCTGCCTGTTGCCGTCTGCCCGTTCAGCGAGGCCGTCACTTCCCATGTGCCGGTGTTCGGCAGATAGAACGTATTGGAGCCCGTGCTCGTATCGGTGAGGGTCGTGCTCCCGTTCTTGACGGTGATCGTGCTCCCGGTATCGACCGTGACTGTGAGGGTGATGAAACTGAGGGAGGCCGTGTAGCTGCCTCCGTTGGTGGTGACGCTGACAGAGGCGCTATTCGAGGCTACGCCAGAATAGACGCCGGTGACAGTATAGGTGCCGGCCTTCTTGATGGTGATGGTCGCCTTGCCGGTGCTGGCTGCGGTGCCGCTATAAGTGGTGCCGTTGCAGCTCGCGGTGACGACCGTGCCTGCCTTCGCGGAGACGGTCAGCGTAGCCGCGAAGTAGGCGAGCTCGATGGTGTAATTGCCGCCCAGAGAGGCCGCATTTACGCTGCCGTCGGTGCTCTCGCCGTTCAGCGTCGCGCTCACGCTCCAGGTGCCGGTGCGGGGCAGATTCGTGGTGAAGCTGCCTGCGGTGTTGGCCGTGCCGGTGATCGTGCTGGTTCCGTCCGTGATGGTGATTGCACTGCCTGCGGCTACCTTTACGGTAAGCCTGGGAAGGGTGGCACCGAGTACAGTATCGAGCGCGTCCTGCACGTTGCTGGCCTCGATGCCGGACGTGGAATTGTCGTAGGACGTATAAGCAGCGGAGCCGCCTCCGCCTTTGCCGGCGCCTGCGTTAAAAGGGCCATAGGCCATGTGGATGTTCCTCCTCTCAATCCGTGTACTTTACGGTGTTGATGATGTGATACTGCGCCGAAATAGCGGCCGTGGGGACGCTGGCGGCGCGAAGCCGGAACTTTCCGGCGTAGCTCTGGGTGTTGGTGAAGTTTGCCGCCCGTGCGATTTCAGAGCTCCCCGGCGCGACATCGACGGCCACAATGTCCGTCTCAAGGAGCCCGGACACTGTGATGTCGATGAATTTGGGATGCTGGGGTACGGAAGAATCCGTACCCCAGCCGGTCGTCGGGATGGTGAAGGCTACCTTGCTGTTGATGTCCTGCTTTTCATGCAGGATGCCGTCGATTTCATCGACGCTCTGCGCGGTCGCCTCTGCAAGATCGCCTACGGTAGTCCTGATGCCCTTGATATGTTCGCAGAGAGCGGCAAGGCCCCCGCCCAAAAGAGCTTTGACACTTGCCATAAGGGTTTACCTCCTTCGGCTGTTGGATTAGCCCTCGTCGTCTGCCAGCAGCGCCGCGATCTCCTCGGCGGTGTAGTCGCTGATGTCGTTCGCATGGAGAACGGTCTCGGGCAGAGTATAGACGGTCTGCTCCTCACCGTTGACCTTGATGTTGCCGTTGGTCTCGGAAGCCTCAACCTTGGTGGCACCCTCGGCGATGCCGCCCAGCTTGGTACCCTCCTCGTCGGTCATCAGGCGCTTCTTGGCCTCGGCGGCCACGAAGTCGGAAGCCTTCTTGCCGCTGTCGGTCAGGTTGCCGTTGGCGTCCAGGCCCGCGAGATTGCCTTCGGTAGCGTTGGCGACCTTATCGGCCTTGCCGCTGATGTCAACGACCTCGGCCTTGGGGACGTACAGACCGTCTTCCTTGACCTGCAGGGCGTTGTCGGCTTCCTTGGAGACGTTCACGGCGACGGTGATTTCCTTGCCGTCAACGGTCACCTTCGCGGTGCTGGTGTTGCCGCCGGTGTAGGTGTCCAGCAGATAGGTCAGGTCAACGAAGGAGTACAGAACGGTGTTGCCGTCGCCCTTGACAGCCAGCACCATAACGGGCTTGCCATCCAGGTTGGGGTTGGTGGAGCCGGGGTAGGCGGTCTCGCTCCAGGCGAAGGTCTGGACGAAGACGCTCTTGGTCTGGTCGAGGAAATACTCAGTCGGGAAGTCGAAAGAGAACGCGGCGGTGCCGGTCTGATCGGTGCTGGTGTAGAGGGAGACGGTGTTGCCGTCAACCTTGCCGGACTTGAAGGCGGCGGCCGCTGCCTGCTGAACAGGGGTAAACGCGCTCTTTTTGACGAAGTCCTTCTTGATCTGGGCGGCGAGGTTCTGAATGGTTACTTTCGTGGTGATGTTCTTAGACATTTTTATGTCCTCCTAAAAAATAATTTTTGTGTGTTGCCTGGGTGGCTCAGTTAAGTTCCATCCCCGTTGAAGATGTCTTCGACCGCCTGATTGACGTCGCTCTCGTCTACGAGGTCGTCGCTCGTCATAACGGTCTCTTTGGAAACGGTGAGCGCCTCATTCTTGTCGAAGGCAAGGCCGTCTCCGATGTGCACGGCGAGATTGCCTTCATCATCGAATTTGAGGCCCTGTCCGGCGCCTACGCTTCCGCCACTTCCACCTCCTTTGCTGAACAAAATGACGGTCGCTTGGATATTCGCTTCCGGGATGCGCTTGGAGAAAAATCTGACGTAGCCGTCATAGGTCTCGCATCCACTCACGACGCCCGCTTTATTCGCAATATCGAAGTAGCCGAGGTCACAGGCACCCATCGGAACGAGGTCGCCTTTCACTTCGCTTTCCACGACATCACACACATAGTCATAATCGGCATTCGGCTCTGCGGCTTCCTGCCATGCCTCCGGCGTGAGGGTTACGGTATAGGTGCCGTAATAACCGCCGCCGGGGCGCTTTGCGATCTCTCGCTTTACAATGTCCGTGACTTCTTCCTCGGTCACGAGCTCGCCTTCGTCGGCAAGCTCCTGCACCTTCTTCGCCACGGCTTCGCTGATGGAGCCAGAATGTGCGTCTGGGTCTTCGTTGTGCTCCTTGATAAGCTGTTCTACGCGCTCGACCGTGGCAAGCGCCTCCGGGTCGATGGCAGCCGTGACAGTATCGACGTCGCCGACCGCCGTAATGATGTCAAACGTCGCCAGTTTTCCGACGATGCTGCTCGAGGGGCGAATCCACTCCGGTTCGTTTTCGAGAACGAGGTAGGTATAGGGCACCTCGCCTTTGTCGGGGTCTTCTGCGTAAAGCAAAAGGCCCGTTGCATAAAAGCCGTTTTCGACGTCTGCGCTGTTGATTTGCACTGTGACCTGGCACTCGCCGGCCACAGGGTTTGTGTAACCGCTGATTTTTGCATCCATGACGTAACCGGCAGGCTCGGTCATGGTTTTCGGGGTCTGCCCCTCCTCGATGTAGCCTTTGCCGACCGCAACGCGGGTGTAGTGCATCTTGCAGCGGCCGGCGAGCACCTTGGCAATAAGTTCGATTCCCGGAAAACTGCCATAGCTGCCGTCTTCAAATTTCGCCATAGGTCGTTCCTCCTTTTAGTCAATTCTCTTGGACTTGATGTGCGTGTGGTACATGGCCCCGCCTGCGGCGCTCTGACGCGCCGTAAGAGGTCTCTCCGTGTCCGGGGGTAATCCGGGTAGGGTAGGCTCCAGGAAGCCGCTGTGCGCCACGAAAACGGGCGCCGCAAAGGTTTTATCTTCGCTGACCGGAAGCGGTGTGAGCTCTGGCCGTAAAAAGCTGCCGTATTTCACATCGACGGGGTAGTCATAGGCTCTGTCTTGCCCTACGGGAAGCAGCAAAAAAGCGGCGCCTACTGCGCCGCCGTGGGAAATATGAAGGTCGCTGCGATAGGTTCGGTAGGTTCGGAGATAAAGCCGCAGGCCGACGCCGGCGACGAGGATGCGCTTGATCGCGTAAGCAATCTGCTCAATGAGGTCAAGGCGCTCTTGGCTCAATAGGCTTTGGTCTACATAGAGGGCCTTCTTCGCAGGAAAAACGTCCTCAAGAAGAATGTCGGAAAAGTCAACGCCAAGCAGCTCGCCGGCCGCTCGAATTACGGTATCGTCGTCGCCCCCGGAGAGCTGGGCTATCATTTTCACGCGGATAAGGATGCGATAGAGCCCGTCGGAGGCGGCTCCGCGTTCGACGCCGAAATTCGCGCCGTAGCGGTCGAGGACAGCGCCTTCGGCGTTGTCAATGTTATCCCAAAGCCTCACGAGCTCCGCGTTCTCCCGTATGATTTCAAGCCCTGTGGCAAACAGAGAGAAGACCTTGCCGATATTGGTCTCGAGCGGCTGGTTATGCCTGAGATTTTGAAGGTCGCGCCGGGTGTATGCGCTCGTGAGCATTTCGAGCATCTTCTCAAGGTATCCGTAGCTCATTCGATGCTCACCGCCCCTTCTTCGGTGACAACCTTGCTGCGGCTATCGACCTTGATGTTCTCTTGCTGCAGGTCGTCCGGGCTCGTGCCGATATAGATGTCGAAGTCAAGGACGCCAGGCACGGTGTAGAGCCTTGCGGGGAGCTGCTGGTGGTAAAGCGTTTCGCCGATGCTCACGCCGCCGCTCTCGTCGTCACCGATATAGTCGGTGATGGCGGCCTTTAGCCGGTCGGCACCGTCCCTGGGGAAATTCGCGTTTGTAACGAGGTTCGTAATCTTGACATAGACCTTTACCGGCGTCGGGCGATTGAAGTGGATGTCTTTCGTGTTGCCGCTCGCGGTGATAACCTGGACGACCTTCTGGCCGAACGTCTGGATGCCGGCGCCCAAGCGCCGGTAAATCACGCGAGAAATATCTTCGTCGAGGCCGCCATAGACGACCGCCTCGATGCTGTGAGGCGGAAGCCCGTGCTCATCGGTGTCGTCGGTGTCGTTCTCGAAGACTTTGGCTTCCATGATGCCCTCAACCTCTTGCAACAGCGCCGCTCTGATGGAATCTGCGTTCACGCCGCCGGCGAAGTCCACGGAAGCATAGTAGCGGTCGCGGAACTCGTCGTCGGTCTCTCGCTCGCGGCCTCCGGTGAAGGCTGCTGCGTTCGTCACGCCGGTGATACCGGCGATGGCGCCCGGATTGGTGATGGTCGTAACTGTTCCGGCCTCTACGTTGCCTTCGGGCCCTGTGTTTGTGCATCTGGCCGGGACTAAGGCTGTTCCGTCTGCCTTAATCTCTGTTTCAGCCACGGCAAAGAACTGGATGCCGGCTGCCGTCTCGGCGAGCCAACCTTCGGGGATGATCGTTCCGGGAGGGCCCGTAACAGTCAAATAGCCGGTGGCCTTCTGCGCCGAAAGGACGCGCAGGCCGATGGCGCGGCCAAGGTTCAATAGGGATGCGCCAACCGCAGTATCAACGAAGCGGCTGTTATAAACGTCCTCCAACACCGAAAACAGGATGTTGAGCATCCAAGCATAGATGCGAAGGAAAAGGCCGAGAGGGCTCCGCACTGTGAGGTTGGCTGTTGCGCCCCAAAGCTCTCGGGCCTTGTACTCCAGCGCGTCAAGCAGCTCGGTATACGTCGGCCTGCGGAAGCCGATGGAGGTCAAGCCCCATCCGTAATCATTCACTTGCTGTCACCTCCATTCTGACGGTAGAACCGTCGTAAAGTGTACCTGTGAACTCTGCGCCCAAGCTGCGTCCGGTGATTTCCGGCGTAAGCTCGTCAATCTCCTTCACATAGGGTTCTTGGAAGATAGAGGCCCGCAACACGTCGTCGGCTTCGTCCTGTGCCTCGCTGATTGGCCTTCCCATAACTCGCTGCCATTCTGTGCCGTGGCCCGTATTCAGCGGAAATTCGCCCTTCCAAGTGAGCAAATTGTTTCGGATATTCTGCGCGATGGCGTTGCCGTCTTCTACGACCTCCATGATGCCATCAGCGTCAAAACATAGGTCTCTGGTCTCGGGGTCGAGCTTTAATGCTGATATTTTAGCCATGTTGGCCTCCTTACTGCGGGCCGCCGGTGGTTCCGCCGCTGTCGCCAGGGTGGGTGTGCGTCGTCATTTCAACACCGCCGGCGGCGAGCTTGCCATCGACGGTAACATCACCTTTGATTTGGATGCCTCCGGCCGTAACGGCAATATATACGCTTCCGGTGTCCGTTCCCAACACAAGGGCGCTTTCGGGGAGCCCCGTCACGGGCTTGCTCGCGGGAACGAAGGCACCAATGAATATTGCATCCTCCTCCGCATGGTTCCGCTCTGTGTTCGGCTGGCACTCCTGCCCGGCTTCGGCTATGCGGTCAATGTCGTGGTCTGCGTAAAGCAGGATGCCAACGTCTCCGGCCGCGTACCACGGTCGGCAAACAAAGCCGCCGCCGCGAATGAGGGCCACGGGGACACCGAGCACCTGGGGCGGCGTTCTATAAACGCCTGCATCAAGCGCCTTTGATAACGGCTGCACATCAACGGTCATTTTCGTAGGGTCGAACTTTTCTACGCGGCAAAGAGAAGCCACATGGAGCCCTTGCTCCATCTGCTTCCGCTCTTGGAGCTCGACGGCAAATTGGTTTCTGTTCATGCCGGCTTCACCTCTATTTCGGTTATCCAGTCTCCGCTCGGGCTGCCGCTATGCTTTCCGCCCTTTATGAGATAATTCCCTTTAAGGCTGTTGCTGGTGATCTTCACGACGTCTGCGGGGCCGAGGTGGTAGTTGAGCAGGCAGCGCCGCCGGTATGTCGGTTCCTGCTCCTCGCCGTTATCAATGGTGGTCTGGTTCGTGGTCGTCTCCGTGTCCTCCGTCTCCTCCGTGGAGCGGAGGAGGCCGGTAGATTGCGAGAGGTGGAAGCCCATATTGAGCCCCTTCGTCGGGTCGCTGATTGTTATAATGCCGTTCCGTA